CTCGTTTGCATCCATGTCCCTCCCGAGTTTACGGCAGAATCTTTTCTTCATATTTTAATCTTCGCATCATTCACGTCCAGCGACGTATCGACATAGATGTCGAGAGTCGTAGAAATGCTGGAATGACCCAGGTAACGACTCACGGACTTAATGTCCCGCTTCTCGGTGTTGATCTTGTGTGTTGCGAAAAAATGCCGTAGCATGTGGGGATGGACCTTTTTCTTTATCCTTATCTCGAAAAAATCTCTGATCTTATCATAGAGATGATTTCGGCTGTATCGGGTACCCTTCGGGGTATGAAACAGGTATTCAACGTCGTCTCTCATTGAATAAATTTTTTGTATTTCCTTTAAGAATCCATTCCCCATGAAAATGAACCGCTCCTTGTCACCTTTCCCTACGATCCGGATCTTTTTATTTGACTTGTTATGGTCAGAGAAGTCCCTATTTTTAATGCCAGTCAATTCACTTATCCTGAGACCTGTCGTGGTTAGGGTCCGGATGATCATTATTATCCGTTGGTCCTTGATCGTGTCTTTTTTCCGTGGTTTTATGGCTCTCCGGATGTCCGCGAGGGACAGGGATATGTGGACCTCTTTCGAGGTTTTCATGACAATATTCTTGAATTCCTTGAGGACCTCTACCGGATTGGACTGGATATCCCCTGCCATCCTGGCAACCCTGAACATCTTTGACAGGCTGGCGATTTTCCGGTTTATTGAGCTGTTCTTGTATCCATTCTCCTTGAGGTGATTGACATACGCCAATATGTCAGAGGGCACGACCTCTCGGAGGTCCTTATTCACGAATTCAAAAAAGAGCCGGTAGTCTATCTGGTAGGATTTCTGAGACTCCTTTGACAGAGAATTCCATGCAGCCTTTTTGATTTCAACGGCGTTATTGGTATCGTATATCTGGACTTCTTTGGTTTCTTTTGTCATCCAAAAAACCTCATTAGTTTGTCGTCACTACTTTCTTTTTTCTCAATCGAAAGGATCTTGGCCTCTTCTGCCTTATTCTTGAGCGTCATGGCATCAATCATATTCAGAGATGAGTCTGGGTCGTCCCCAGGATCTGACGAAAAATAGTATCCCTTAATTGTAGTGAATTTGGCATTCATGTCAATGGTAATTTTACTCGGAACCCTGAAAGCCTTAAATTTTTCGAGGGCCTCATCTACGGAATTGACCGGCACCGCCGACCTCGTTTTTATCCATTGCAGGGCCTTTTCTCGTGCGAATCCACCGTGGTTCAGGCATATCCACTCGGAATAACTGGTATATGGGCTCGTATAATAGTCAACCCTCATGGAATCCGGTTTCCCCGCCTTTTTATGCCTCGCATATACTACATTTTCGACCTCTGCCTCCAGAGGAGGCTGCCACTTGCTCAATATGTCGGCATCGCTGGCAACGGTGTCATGGGTTATTTCCCTTGGCATCTCATACCCACACTCGGGACATACCGCGGCACCCAATGGCATCAAATTGCCACAGGAAACACACTCTTTTTGAGGAGAGGTAACGACCTCCGACTTTCCGGTAGTTTTGTTTTTTCGTATCTCTATTTTGTCAACAGGCCCATGGAGGAGGATATTTCCCCCGAAATCGAGGACAAGGCAGTCCGTTTTGTCCGGATGCAGCCGGAAACCCCTGCCTACTATCTGATAATACAGCCCTGGGCTCTTGGTTGACCGCAACAATGCAACGCAATCGATGCCTTTCTCATTAAATCCCGTTGTCACCATGTCGATATTCACAAGACAATTAAACAATCCATCCTTGAATTCTTGGATATTTTTCTCCACTTCGGTCTTTTTCATCTTTGAGTGGATGAATCTTGCACTTAGTCCCTGTTTATTCAGCTCCTCGGACACCATCTCGCAATGAAGAATACCCGTGGTGAAAACCAATATTTTTTTCCTATCGGGGGCATATTCTCGGATCTCTTTAACGGATGCTGGAACCAGTCCCTCCTCAATATATGCCTGTTGCATCTCTCCCTTGACGTACTCACCACCACGGACATGAACCTCCGACATGTCGGCCTTGGTCACTCCATTCTTCGAAATAATATTGCAGAGATACTGCTTTTTGTCTCTGTTTCTGAAATGGTTGGGGTCTATCAATTCAGGAATTATAGTGTTATGGCACACGTCGTCAAATATCTTCTCGTCCCCCTCGCAGAGCATCCCCGTTTTCATGCGGTATACTGTTGCACTCAATCCGGCAATTACTACGTTGGGGTTTATCCTGAACATGTCATCGAAGAATTTACGATAAGTACCTGTTTTGGTTGCCGGTATTCTGTGGGCCTCGTCGATTAAAATGACATCGAACCATCCCAGCTCCCAGGCTTTCCCATGGACTGATTGTATCCCTGCAAAGAGAATGCGATTTTTAGTGTCCCTGCAATTGAGACCGGCACTATATATCCCGATGTCAAGGAGCTGATCTGAGAAATTGTCCACGAGCTCGATATAATTTTGTTTAATCAGCTCCTTTTGGTGAGTGAGCATGAGGATCCGAGTGTGATCACTCTTCAGTATCTCTTTGATTATCATTGCAATGACAAGACTCTTTCCACTGTTATGAACCACTATTCCATTAGCAACAAAATTATGATCCTTGTAGCACCCGATATCATAAGTGTGGTCTTTCCCATGAGGAGATATAGATTTCACTTTAGAATATTCTGGCAGACCTTGACCGAAATTAAACTTTTGAGTTTTAGAATGTAATTGGCGATGTTCTCTTTTCTTTAGCTTAATTAAGTTGGACGGGTCATTGTTGTATGGATTCCCGTCTACATGGTGAATATCAAAAATTTTCGGGTCTACGAACAAAAGATTTTTAGATTTTTCCTCGTCTCTCCGAATTATTTCTGCATACTCTTTTACCGACAAATCATTTAATGCAGCTTCGTAAATAAATCTGTGAATTTCGATCCGTAGGGAGTACCCCCTCTTATCCTTTTTCGTCTTGACCCTACTTGCGAAAGGGTGAAACCATAGGTTGCATTTGAAGAGATCCCCCTTGTATCTGCTGACCTTAGATCCTTCCGAAGATTTTTTCGGACGCAAAATGTCACACATCACATAATCATCCGTGGAAAGTTTATCCATTCTTTTCCACCCATCTTTTGTCATTATCTTATGGTCTGGTGTCGCCTTAATCCCCTTCCCATTATCCAATATAAGATGGAACAGTTCTTTAACCCCGCTGTAAGTAACGAAATCAACTTCGTTTAATTGGATCGTTTTTCCATTAAATGATCTGACAAAAGTTTTACGGGTTTTATCGTAATTGTACTTACGATTACGATTTAACCCATTGAATGCTTTAAATATTTTATCTATTCGCTTCTTCCTTCCTAGCGTACATCTGTTTTCATTTATAATAGTGTCCCATGACACACACCCCGTAGGAAGGGCTATCAGGGGATGCTTGCCATGGTTATTCTCTACATACTCAAAGAATGCATCGAAGGCGTCCTGTTGGTAGTATCTCGGTTTTAGCATCAATCCTCCAGTCCCTTTGAAATTTCCCTGAATTCATCGTCCTTTTCAAGGACATAATTGTCCACTATTATTGAGAGAGGGTTGTATCCCTCAAGGTATATCCCTTCCAGTGAGGTGCCACGAGATAGTGCGACGTAACCCATATTTATCTCGAATACGTCTCGGAGGTCAAGATTTATATTCTCGAATGTTGCCCCCTGGGACTTGTGAATAGTGAGAGCCCATGCCAGCTTCAGAGGGAATTGCTTGAACTTCGCAACCTCTTTATCCTGTTCGGTTTTCTCATCATACTCTGTCAGTTTCCAGTCGTGCCTTTTTACCGGCACTATCCGGCCACTGCTTCTGATCTCTACACTTATTTCGTGGGTCCCCATCTCGACAATTGTTCCAATGGTACCATTCACGATGTTGTCCCTGACATTGATATTGGCCGTTATCATCACCTGGGCACCGACTTTTAGTTCAAGAATGCTCGGAGTAATACAATTCTTTTTGAGTATTTCTACCTTGAAATCTATACCGGAGGTGTCTGCGTAACGGATATGGGCCTCGTCGTTAATTTTGTTCAGGGCCATCTTATTCAGGGCATCCACGTTGATATTTTTGCAGAATAGATTCGTTGCAATATCAAAATTTTCGAAGTTATTTCGCAGTCCGTCAAGGATCTTCCTATGGTCCCGAGTAACCTCATTTTTCCTGATACTGTTCAATAGATCGATGAATTCAGGGTCCTGCTGCCTGTAGATTTTCTCCAAATAGCAGACCTTGAAATTCAGGTCGTTCCATGACCTCGCATCGAAACAATAATGTTTCTGGTCCGACCCCTTGGTCACGGGAGGTAATTGGAAAAAATCCCCGCTTACAATGACTTGCATCCCCCCAAATACCTTATGTCGGTCCTTTATGAACCGGCACACCCTCTCCACGAGGTCAAACCTGAAGTCATGGAGCATTGATATTTCATCAATTATGAGGGTATCGGCGTAATATATCCTGGCGAAAGAAAATTTGTTATGCAACAACTTAAATAAATCGTCCTCTGCGAGCTTTTCCTTTATACCGATACCGGCCCATGAATGGATAGTGGACCCATTGATATGGGTCGATGCTATGCCAGTGCTGGCCGTGGTTGCAACATTTCGGCCCTTGGCCTTGAGTGCATCTATGATCTCGTTCAAGGCATACGTCTTACCCGTCCCTGCATTCCCTGTCAAGAATACATTATGCCCCTGTAGCGCAAGTTTTATCGCTCTTTTTTGGTCCATGTTCCCTCTTTATACGTCTTTAAGTTTTGATGTTTTGTTCCATCTCTTTTCGGGATCTTCTACTACCTCTCCCTTGAAATCCCCCTGGAGTTTAACGGTTTCCTTGGTGATGTTTGAGATTGATTTTATTTTTTCCTTTAGGTCTTGACTCGTGTAAATCGCATCGCAACGGCCCTTTAGGTCTGGGAATCCTGCGATATTCGTGTTTGAAAAAAAGATGTCAGCGGTCTCGATATGGTAGAGGCAGCCATCCTCTTGGTGTTCAATCAATTTCGCCTGAATGAGAGCCGGATTGAATATATGTCGGTCACACCCTACATTGAGCATCCCGTCGTCTATCAATTCATCCTTGAAGGTGCATTTTCTTTTCCCGTCTTTGACCGGCTCAGAGTACCGACATGTTTTACAATGCACGAGAGGGATGTCCCCGTCATGGCAATGGCCTTGGAACTGGCACCACTTACACTTGAAAAATTCCCGCTTATCGCTGATGCCCTCGGGGAGGACCCAATTGTCAAATATTATGCCTTGGGCCTTTTCAATAATTGCCTCTGCATAACTCTTGCTATACTCGGTCCGGATTGACGTGTAATCTCGTCCCCCAGGGGTCGTGACAGTGAGATAGTGCCGAGTCAATCCGGCCTCATGCATATATATCTGGGCCTGATCGAAATACACTACATTCCACTCCATGAGGGCCTTTTTTTCTCCGATCGTTTGCCTGAGCTTAACCAATTTATTGAAAGACTTTTCATTGACACTCTTGTGCTCCCAGACGTGCCATGTTTTCGGGCTCTCTATTTGTGCCATTATCGTGCCGTCCTCATTATGTTTTGTAGTATATGGGAAATCACATCCACTGTCCAGCAATTGCCCAAACATTTGTATCTTTGAGAATTTGATACCCCTCCCGTGTATCCATCTGGAAGAGTTTGCAGCCTTTCGC